GTGACCGGGTCCATGCCAACGGCGTTGGCTGAGACGTCACCGAGGTTCGCGTTGCGTGCCGCGATCTGCGTGATCAGCTTGCCGAACTCGGGGGAGGACAGGCGCGAGAGCGCGGCCTGCCCCTCGGACGTCATGACGGTCTGGGTGCCCTGCTTGATGTAGTAGGCAGGGTTATTCTCGACCGCGGCGCGGTAGCCGGCCGGGTCGTTCAGGTACTTATCGGCTTCGGTGACAGCCTGATCACCACTCAAGCCGTAGAGTCCGGCCGGGTGATCGGTGTTCCACTTGGAGGCGAGATCTTGGGTGTTGGTCTGCGACTTGCCGCTGGATTCGTAGGCAAGCTGAGACCAGACGCTGTTCGGGTCGTAGCCCGTGGCCTTCATGTTTTGCTGGTTGGTTTCCAGGTGCTGCAGCAGTGCAGTACCTGAATCCATGCCGGCGACAGCCTGCGAGCGGGAGTCCGCGAATGCGGAACTGACAAGGTTGTAGCCCTTGCTCAGGACAGACGTGGCCGGATCGAGCACGTCACGAGCGAGCGGCTTGATGACGTCGTTGTGCAGGGTGTGCCAAAGCGGCCCCATGCCCAGGAAGCCAGTGCCGTAGCCAGTATCGTGGTGGTCGGTCGGCTGAGGCACAGCCTCGGTCTGGATCTGACCGTTCGCACCGACAAGGTAGTTGCCGTTCGCGTCAGTCTTTGCCCGCATCTGACCAGCGGACATGGCGCTGATCTGTGCAGCGGCAGACTTCAGCTGGTCCTGCTGGGTGTATTCGACAGGGCTGTAGTCGATGCCCAGCGCCTTCAGCTGCACCTTCTCCTGCGGGTTGAAGGTGATCTTCTGGCCGCTGGCCTGGGCGATGCGGAACTTCTTCTCTGCATCAAGCCCCTGCAGGAACTGATCGACGGCCTGCGCGTCCTGCGGACGGGCCTGGTTGGCCTGAAGGGCGTAGACGACACCGGGCTGGTCCTGCAGCGCCTTAGTGCCCACCAGCATCCTGGTGATGCCGTGCAGCGCATCCTGCTCCTGGCCGCGAGTAATCGCGTCGAAGGGCGAGCTGGGCTGAGTCATCGGAGTCCCGTCAGGCGTTCGTCGCCTGGGCTGCCGTGAGGAGCTGGGCGAGGACACCAGTTGTGTCTGTCGCGGAGAGGTTCGTGAGCAGTCGAGTCATCGAGCCTGTCGGCTGCGCCTGCGGGCTGACGTTGACGTTCAAGGCGGACGAGTCCGGGCCAGGACCGAAATCGGCGCCGGCCGAGACGGGCTCGTTGGGGCGATCTGTCGGTCGACCGAAGTCGCCGCCCGAATACTGCTGCGGATGCTGCAGGTCCTGCGGGCCACCACCACCGCCCGCTTGGGGCTGAGGGGAAGGCGCAGATGGTAGGGGCTGTGACCCCGCCATCGGGGCAGCCTGCTGGGCTGCCTGGTCCGCGGAACGCTGACCGTAGTCCTGTCCACCCATCGTGCTGATCACCTGGGCGGGACCGCCGTCAGTCCGGCGTGAGTGGGCGCCGGGACCGGACACTGGCGCCGGGTGTTCCGGCTTTCTGTAACCGCCGTGCTCGGCCATGTCTCTCCTAAGCTGAGGCCCACCGCGAGTCAGCTACTCAACGCGCGTGTCGGGTCGCGCGGAGACGGGCGGGGTAGCACCGCCCTTGCTGCTCCGTGGGCTCTGGCCCTCGGCCAGGAACTCAGGACGTCCCGATGGGGACAGACCTGCGGACTTCGTTCTGCATGACAGGCACGGAACCATCTCCGCGCATTCCTGTGATCATCTGATCCAGTGACGGGCGACCGCCAGGCGGCAGACCGGCTTGCCCTGGTGCAACACCAGCAGGAAGCCCGCCAGGCCCCAGGCCGGCATCAGCCCCATCGGGAGCGCCGCCACCGCCAGGGGCACCGCCCTGAGCCGCCTGCATCTGCTGCATCTGCTCCATCTGGGCTTGCTGTGCCTGCTTCTGCGTCTGCTGCATGGTGGTAAAAGCCTTCTGAACGGCAGACTCGATAGTCTGCCCACCCTCAAGGCCATTGATCATGTCAACGGCGAGTTGAATGATCGGCGTCGGGTCCTGACCTGCGGCAGCCATCTGGCCGCTCGACTGAACCAGCGCGAACACGCCCTGCTTCAAGGCTTCCCGCGAAGACTCAATATTGATCTTCCGCTCTTCCATCACACTGTCGACAGCCCAAGCCAGGTTTTCGGACACCGTGCTCTTGGCGATCAGGCCAGCGCCCTGCAGCTGCAGCATGAGGATGCTGGACTGCTCAGGCTGTAGGCCGGCGGCGAAACCGTAGGTGACCGTGCAGTCCCACCGGCTGGCGATGTCCTTCGAGGGGACGTAGGTCAGCTCGAAGCTGGTACCGGAGATGGTGCCCGAAACCTTCTTCGACTCTTCCGGCCACCAGGCTTCGTCCATCTCGAAGCACATGGACGTGATCTGCTCGAACGCCCGCTTGAACACAAGCTGGGAGCCCTTGATCTGCGAGTCGAACGTGCCGAGCAGGGCTTCGACGCCCTTACCCGTGATGACGGACGTGCCAGGCGTACCGGAACGCGCCTCGGGGTAGCGGGCGCCGACCCGCAGCTCCTGATCGAGCACCTGGCCCTCGGCAAAGATGCTGTTGGGTAGTTCCAGGTTCAGCTTCTTGACCTGCTGCAGATCCTGCGCCGGCCCGGAGATGATGGCGTGCGGGCCGACCGGCAGCTCATCCACCGAGTCAGGGACCACGGTGGGTGCCTGCACAGCGATAGAGGCAGCTTCCAGCGCCATCGCGCTCATCATCGAGCGGGCCACCTGGACCCAGATGACGTCATCGAACTGACCGCGAGGGTTGTCGTAGTCATCGCCGGGACGGGTGGCGATCCATACGGGGGTGCGGGTCATCTTGTGGCTGTACTGCTGCAGGATCAGACCTTCACGCTCAGGGATGAACAGCGTGACGTTGGTCTTGTCGATCCAGCGGACGATCTCCAGCTCCTGGTTGCCCTCGGCAGGGCGCTTGGTGCGGGGATCAGTCTTGATGTAGGGGGCAGCCTCGGGGAACATGGCACAGAGTGCGTCAATCGACTTGCGTGTCGAGCGCGCATAGTTGATGCAGTTCCCACGACGGTCCAACTCGTAGTAGGCATGCCGGGGGGATTCCAGCCGAATATAGGGCGTATTGCAGGTCTCGTCCGGCAGGACGACCATCGGCAGGAAGCCGTAGGTGACGTAGTGGTCAGCGCCTGTGAGCATCTGGATTTCCAGGTTGCTCTCACGCCAATAGTGGTCACCGATCCGGTTCTTGCGCTCAGCGCGCCTCCGGTCAGCCTCGGTCTCCATTCGCCCGGACACGCAGGCCAGAGCCGGTAGAGGGGCGATACCCTCGGCCATGTCCCTGGCGACGATGTCCACGAAGTTGGCAATCGGGGAGCCATCGAACGTGAGCTGGAACTCCAGCTCTGCCGGGAACAGTTGACGAATGTTGCCCTTGCGAACCGAGTGAATGAGTTCGTGGTTGCGGTTGCGCGTTTGGTTACGGGCGAACAGTCGCCGCCAATGCTCGTTCAAAGCATTGGAAGTTCTCGGCATATAGACGGGAGCAGTCACAGTGCGACCGCCTCTCGTTCTTGCTGCCGCTCAAGGCGGGCAGCACGTAGATCAATGACTCCCTGCCGGCGTGTCTGGCCGGGGGTGGTGAATGGGGTCCGACCGTGGGTGCGGTGCGGCTTCTTGCGCTGGATCTGCCCCGTGAGCGCAAGGTGGGTGAACCACAGCGCCATCACGAGGTCGGTCTTCTGCTTCTGCGCCATGCCCACCGGCTGCCAGATCGTCAACTGCTGAACAAGGTCATTGACCCACTTGTTCTGCCGGGTCGACGGCAGTTCGATCAGACCCTGATGGGTCGGTTCCCAACGGTGGCGTTCCTCGCTCCACTGGACGCAGGAGTCGAACAGTGGCCCCATTGTCTGGACGCCCCAGTCGGCATCGAACTTGTTCTTCTGCGTCTGGTGCGGACGGATACGGACGCCGCGGGCGCGGGCATAGTCGTTGATCTCGGGAAGCTGGGCGAGGAAGCGCTGGAAGGCGTTCTCTTCGATAACCCACTCGTTCGGCCGGTACAGGTCGGTGAACTGCTTGAACTTCTCGATGATCTCGGCCGACATGGCGTTGGGCTTGTTCCAGCCGTCGATGATCCAACGCTTATGGGTGTCACGGTCCAGACCGGCCACGACCATCGCGGTGTTACCGGATGCTGCAGGGTCCAGACCGATGGCGATATACAGGCCGGCCATGCCACCGGGGCGGTGGCCTTCGCCGGCTTCGGTCATCGGGCCAGGGAAGCGCCGTCCGTTGATGGAGGCGTTGACCGCTTCGGCCCGGAAGGTCATGTCGTCTTCGACGTCCAGCTGCTGGAAGAAGAGGTTCCAACCAGTGTCGGTACGTCGGGTGCTCAAGGCCGGCCCGTTCCAGCGTTCCGGCCAGAGGGTCTGCCAGGTCTTGCTGTCCCCGTCGCCATAGTCCAGGACGGCCGGCTGACGGAAGTAGGTCCACACGCGGCGCCCGTCGCCGTCGTGCTGCTCCATCAGGACCCGGTAGATGTCCATTGGGGCAACGCGTGTCCCCAGGATGGCGAAGAGGCCACCGCCCCCCGAGTCGGAGGGGGGAAGGCGGGAGGCCATGTCCCGGTTGATGGTGCGGAGTTGGCCCTCGACCTCGCGGGCGTTCTGCGAGTCGATGATGTCGTCCAGGATGAGGACGTCGATACGCTTGCCGTAGATCTGGCCCTTGAATCCCATTGCCTGGACGGTCGGGTCCTTCTGGACCCCGTCGCCCTCGTTCTTGCCCTTGACATAGATCCGGTCGTTCGTCCAAGCCCCGTCCTTGTCCTTCCAGGACCCTTCGGGGGCGAACCGCAAATGCATGTCGCTGTACTGGGTGGAGGTCAGCTTCAGCTTGATCTCGTACAGGAAGTCCTTCGCCAACTGCGCGCCCTTGGAGACCACGACGATGCGGATGTCCGGGTCTTTGTGGATCAGCCAGACCACGTAGTTGACGGTGAAGGTGGTGCTCTTCGCATGGTCCGGGGGGACGTTGATCAAGACCCGGTTGGTGTAACCGGGCTCGTAGTTCATCGAGGTGTGCAGGTCGCGCGGTGCGCGGCCCTCGATCACGTCCAGCATGCGGAGCTGGTGCGGGAACAGCGGCTGGTGCAGGTACTGCTCACAGAACTCCGGAAAGTCCGGCACTGCCGGACGGCCATTCTTGGCAACGTCGCCTTGGGCTTCACGGATCGAGTCGATCTGGGCAGCGAAGTCCTTGTCGTTCTTGCGCCAATCCCAGTAGGTGTTCTCCTTGCGGTCGACCAAGGACATGGCCTGCTGGACTTTCAGCCCGTCCTTGATCGCCGCAATAACCTTGGCCTTCGCCTCGGCAGCCGGCAAAGCCTTCCGGGTGCCAGCGCGGGAGCGGTTCTCAGCCACGCCGAACCCCTATCAAGTTGGTCTTCTCAGTAGATCCGCACGCGATACCAGAGGGTCGACGTGTCCGTGGTGGACGTCGACTGCAGGACGAAACTGGTGCCAGCGGTCTTGGTCGAAACGAACGGGGCACCCTGGGTGCCACCCGGCGTGAGCACACCGACCTCGATAACCGACCCAGCCTTGATCTTCGTGTCGGCAACGGTGACCGTGCCGGCAACCAGGACCGCAGTGCCGCCGTACGGCTCGTAAGCGTCAGTGAACTTCATGATCAAATCCTTCGGATTGGGGCGGGTGACCTGACGGTCACCCTTGGCTTCGGCATGTGTTTTGGGCGACCTGAAGGGAGACCCAGCACAGACGACCAATCGGCCCCAAAGCCGATGGTCGGAAGAAAGGGGATCGGCCTGAAGGCCGATCACTGTCGTTCGATCTGAAGATCGAACACTTCTAGAACAACCCTCTTAGGGGAGGGTTGTTCTTAGCGATCCGCTTCAGCGGATCTCTAGCGTTCGGCTGAAGCCGAACACTAACGGGGGGGTATTTTTTCAAACCCCCCCATATAAGTAAGCGGGTCTAGAGACCCGAAATGTCCGGTTCCAAAGACGCATTGTGACCAGCATCACACAAGATTGGTGTCTCTTCCCACCAAACCAAGATCCGTAACACGCCCGACTACGGGATACATAGATACTTGAGATTCAAGCTAATACGAGAGCACTGCTCTCGGTGCTGCCTCTCCACCTGATCACCCTAGGAGGACCCCAGGGTCCGACTGGTGGTTGGCCTACCCCAGTGACCTCAGTGTCCCGGAGAATTTTTCGGTAGGTAGTACAAACACTTACGACAGCCGTACTAACAAGGGGCAGGTCAAGCCTGGCAACATCGTGGGAGGCCGGCCTACCCAGCCCACACCTGCCACCAAACCCCCGGCAATGACTGGCATAGCTCGTC